CTTGGCGTTACTATTGATGCAGCAAAAGCCCTGAGGGAAGGCACCACGCCTGCGGCGCTGCGCCGTTCAGTGTTGGAGCACGCGGCGGCCGCAGCCGATGCGCGGGATGTGGTGGCAATCACCCCAGCCCCGGCGGTTTCTTCGAACAGTGAAAGCCCTATTGTTGCCGCAGCCAAACGCGCCGCTGCCTCCGGCGCAAAACGCTAAGCGGTCCCACAGCCGCCATACTCCCACAACCATGTTAAGACTCCGCCGTGCCTCCCAGGCGGCGGATTGCTTATGCCTCCATCCCCAGAAGGATCCCCGACATGACTGTCCTGACCCAACCGCCCAGCCTGGGCGATATCCTCAAATATGAGCTGAACCCAAATTATACCCGCGAGACCGTCACTCTGCTGGCAGGAACCACCTATCCCGTGGGTGCTGTGCTGGGCCGCATCACCGCGAGTGGTAAATATAAGCTGGCCACCTCCGGCGGTACAGATGGCGCGCAGACAGCTGCCGCCATGCTGCTCTACCCGGTCGATGCCTCTGGCGCTGATGGCACCGGCCTTATCATCGCGCGCGGCCCCACCATCGTCTCCAAAGCCGCCCTCGTCTTTGACGCCACCGTCGATGATGCCGCCAAAACCGCGACCAAGCACGGCCAGCTCGCAGCCCTTGGCATTATTCCACGCGATACCGCTTGATCCAGTTGCACGTCCCGCACGTCCATCCCTTCTGACCCCTCATCCCCTTGGAGTTTCCCATGACCCTCACTCGCAACCCGTTTGACGCGGGCGGCTATTCGCTCGCCGAGATGACGCAGGCGATCAATATCCTGCCCAATCTTCACACCCGCCTTGGCCAGATCGGCCTCTTTCGCTTTGAGGGTGTCTCGCAACGCGCCATCGTGATCGAACAGCATCAAGGCGTGTTGAGCCTCCTGCCCTCGGTCCCCCTCGGTGCCCCCGCCACCGTCGGCAATCGTGAAGCCCGCTCCATGCGCTCATTCGCGCTGCCTTGGATCCCGCATGATGATGTGATCCTGCCTTCGGATATTCAGGGCATGCCCGCACTCGGCGTCTCGGACGCAGCCGACCCGCTGGTTGAGGTGATGAACCGCAAGCTGCAGCTGATGCGGCGCAAGCATGCCCAGACCCGCGAATATATGGAGATGAACGCGCTGCGCGGCATTGTGAAAGATGGTGCTGGCACCACGCTTTACAATTACTTCACCGAGTTTGGCCTTGAGCAACTTGCCATCGACTTTGTCTTTGGCACTGCGGGCACAAACGTGCAGGGAAAAGTCCGCGGTGTGCTACGCGCGATTGAAGACAACCTTTTGGGCGAGACCATGACCACCGCGCATGCGCTGGTCAGCTCGGAGTTCTTTGACAAGCTGATCAGCCATCCCAAAACCGAAGAAGCCTACAAGTTCTTCTCCGCAACGGGCGGGCAGCCCTTGCGCGAGGACATGCGCCGCGCGTTTCCTTTCGCAGGCGTTCTTTTTGAAGAGTACAACGGCTCTGTCACCCTCTCGAATGGGACGGCAGAACGGTTGATCCCAGCGGGGGACGGCATTGCCTTTCCCTTGGGCACGTTTGACACCTTCACCACCTATGGCGGGCCGGCCAATCTGCTGGAAGCCGCCAATACCATCGGTCTGCCCCTCTACGCCCGCCAGCATCTCGATGAAAAAGGCCGCTGGATTGATCTGATGACGGAAAGCTCGATCCTGCCGGTCAACAAGCGGCCACGCATGGCGATCCGGCTGACGAGTTCGACCTAGGGGCGATCGTCATGCACGCATTTGCAATGGCCCTGGATCTGCTTTTTGCGGATCCAAACCTTGCCCAGGAAGCTTGGTATCGTGATTGCGAAGGCCAGTTCACAAAGCTCCGCATCATTACCCGCAGTGCCGACAGTATTACGGAGTTTGGGGCGGCAAGGCTCTGGTCCGAGACCTTCCGCTTTGATGTGCGCGTATCCGAACTGCCCAATCCCCGCCCGCAAGAGCAAATCCAGATCGGGGGTGAGACGTTTCTGATCCAAGGGGAAGCCGTGCGCGACCGGGACCGGCTGATCTGGACCATTGAGGCGGCCCCAGCATGAAGATCAAACTCGATCTTACGCCTGATCTGATCGCGGCGATGGCGGCAGAGATCAAAGCAGGCGAAAAGGCTGTCTCAACCGCCATGCGTGAGGCGGGTACAGGTCTGAAGACCGCTTGGCGTGCTCAGATCACTGGTGCGGGGCTTGGGCGGCGGCTTGCCAACTCGATCCGTAGCCAAACTTACCCAAAATCTGGTGACAGCCTAAGTGCGGCCGCCTTGGTGTGGTCGCAAGCGCCGGTGATCCTGCGCGCGCATGACACCGGACCGTTGATCCGGTCCAAGGACGGGTTTTGGCTGGCGATCCCGACAGCGGCCGCGGGCAAATCAGCCCGTGGCGGGCGCATCACACCCGGGGAATGGGAACGCAGGCAAGGTCTGAAGTTGCGGTTTGTCTATCGCAGGCGGGGACCCAGTTTGCTGGTGGCTGAAGGGCGGTTGAACAGCCGTGGGTTGGGTGTTGCGTCAAAGTCAAAGACCGGGCGCAATGTGGCGACCATGCCGATCTTTTTGTTGGTGCCCCAAGTGAAGCTCACAAAACGCCTTGATCTGGCGCGCGATGCAGGGCGGGCCGTGGACCGCGTGCCGGGATTGATTGTGGCGAACTGGGTGGAAGGCAAAGTCTGATGACACGCGAAACCATTCTAACCGCCCTTGCGGATCTCTTGCGGCTGATCCCGTTCGTCCCGGTTCTGCGCGGCGAGGTTGTGCCTGAACGCGTGTCAGCAGCTGGCCTTTTGATCCTGCGCGACGGCGATCCGGGCGATCCGGCGGTGACGCTGTCGCCGCTTTTGTATCACTTCCAGCACCGCGTGGAGCTGGAGGTTATCGTGCAGGGTGTGGACCGTGATGCGGGCTTTGCCACACTTTGCGGCCAGATTGGCGCTGTGATCTCTGGCGACCACACGCTTGGTGGCCTCTGCGACTGGGTTGAGGCGGAAGCGCCGCGCCCGGTCGATCTGCCTGTCGAGGGGGCGGCGAGCCTGAAGGCGGCGGTGATCACCATCGTTCTGCATTACACCACCACCGGCCCACTGGCCTGACACCCCACCATAATGAGGAGACCCCCATGGCACGAGCGCAAGGCGCGCGGGCGCAGATGGCGCTGGCGTTTGAGACAATGTATGGCACCGCCCCAACCGCGGGGTTCAAGCTGATGCCCTTTGCCAGTACCTCGCTAGGGGCTGAGCAACCGCTGCTGGCCTCGGACCTTTTGGGCTATGGTCGCGATCCGCTGGCCCCGATCAAAGATGCGGTGACGGCGGACGGTGATGTCTCGGTGCCGATTGATATCGAGGCGTTCGGGTTTTGGCTCAAGGCCGCCTTTGGCGCGCCCGCCACCAGCGGCACCACGCCCAAAACGCACACCTTCACCTCAGGGTCTTGGGCGCTGCCAAGCTTCTCGGTGGAAACCGGCATGCCAGAGGTGCCGCGCTATGCGATGTATTCGGGCTGCATGCTGGATCAACTGAGCTGGACCATGCAGCGCTCGGGGCTGTTGACAGCAACGGCAAAGATCATCGCCCAAGGCGAGGCCATTGCCACCGCATCAGGTGCGGGTACGCCAACCGCAATCGCGCTGCAGCGCTTTGGCCACTTTAACGGCTCCATCAAGCGCAATGGCACCGCCCTTGGCCATGTGGTCTCGGCAGAGATTAGCTATGCCAACAACCTTGAGCGGGTGGAGACCATCCGCGCTGATGGCAAGATCGACGGGGCGGATCCGGCGATGGCGGCTTTGACGGGCAAGATTGATGTGCGCTTTGCTGATAGCGCGCTGGTGACCCAAGCCATTGACGGCGCGCCTTGCGAGTTGGAGTTCAGCTACAGCCTTGGGGCCAGTGCCAGCCTCAGCTTTACGGCCCATGCGGTCTATCTGCCCCGGCCTCGGATCGAGATCCAAGGGCCGCAGGGCATTCAGGCCTCGTTTGATTGGCAGGCGGCGAAGGGGACGACGCCTGCACGGCTTTGCACTATTGTCCTCACCAACTCAGTCGCGAGCTATGCATGATAGAACTCAACCTTTCCAACGGGCCAAGATGGCTTGATCTCATCGCAAGCCTGCGTTTGCAGCTGCGCCCGCTGACCACCTCGCTGATGGTGGCCGCGCGCGCGGACCCTGCGATCCAAGACCTTGCCAGTGGTGCCAGTGATGATGAACGCGCCGTGGCCTTTGCCAAAGCGCTGGCCCGCCTCGCCATTCTCGATTGGGAGGGGGTGGGCGATGCGAGCGGCGCGCCACTTGCACCTTCTGAGGCGGCCATTGATGCCCTGCTTGATCTCTGGCCGGTGTTTGAGGCGTTCCAGACCCAATACGTCGCCAAAGGTCTGTTGATCGATGCGGAAAAAAACGGCTTTGCGCCCTTGCCGAGTGGTCCTTCGGCGGGGGTGACGCCTATTGCGCCGCCTGTGAGCAAGACTGCCTCGACTGCCCCAGCCGCGTAAACGCACCGCAGACCTTTGAAGGCTGGCAGGTTTGGGACCTGGTGCAGCGCTTGGGCGGCCAGCTTCGTTTGGTGCAAGGGGCGTCAGGCAATGCGGTGATTGGCTGGGACATGGGGGCAGCCTTTGCGCTGGCCTCCGCGCTTGGGCTCTCGCCGCTGGCTGTAGCCGAGATGTTACCGGCTGTTGAGGCGGTAATGGTTCAGAAACTTAACGAGAGGATGGAACAAGGGCTATGACCGAAAAACGTGTCTCTGTGCGCCTCTCTGCCAGCGGCGGGCGGCAAGTGCGCGCCGAGCTGGAAGGTGTGGGCGATGCGGGCACGCGTGGCTTTGGCAGGCTGAGCCGGGAGATGGATATGGCCAATGCCCGGCTTGCGGCCTTGTCGCGGCGGGCGGCCCTTGCCGCGGGCGTTATGGCTGCGGCCACAGTGGTGGCGGGGGTGGCCATGATCCGCTCTGGCCTGCAAACCGTCGATGCGCAGGCTAAAATGGCGCAATCTCTCGGCACCACGGTGGAAAGTCTGCAAGTGCTGGACCGGGCCGCTGATCTCTCTGGCGTCTCGATGGGCAATGTCGAACAGGCCACGGTGCAGCTGACACGGCGTCTGAGTCAGGCAGCGGCAGGTGCTGGCCCTGCCGTCCAAGCGCTTGACCGCCTTGGTCTGTCAGTCCAAGCGCTGCAAAGCCTACCGCTTGATCAGCGTATTGCCTTGATCCAAGATCGGCTGGCAGAGTTTGTGCCCGAAGCCGAGCGCGCGGCGGTGGCCTCACAGCTCTTTGGCGACCGTGCAGCCCTCGTGTTTACGCGCATTGATACCGCCACGCTGCGCCAAGCCACCGCTGACGTGACTGATTTTGGCATTGTTGTCTCCGAACAAGACGCAGACCAGATTGAGCGCACCAATGATGCGCTGTCGCGCCTCGGGCTGATCTGGCGGGGTGTATCAAACCAGCTGGCGGTTGCTGCGGCACCAGCCCTTGAGGCGGTGGCCAACGCACTGGCGGCGGTGTCCAAAACCACGGGACCGCTGGGCCAAGCGATTGCGGGTGTTTTTGACAACCTTGGCAGGCTTGGTGCCTATGCGGCAACCTTTGCGGCCTTCTTTGCCGGACGCTGGGTTGCCGCAATGGCGATAGCGGCGCTGTCGGTGCGCGGGCTTGCCACAGCCCTTGTGGTCGTGCGGGGCGCGCTGATCCGCACCGGCATTGGCGCGCTGATCGTGGGCGCGGGTGAGTTGGTCTATTGGTTCACCCGGCTTGTTGCGGGTGCTGGCGGCTTTGGCGCCGCGATGGGGCTATTGAAGGACGTCGCGGTCGAGGTCTGGGGCCGGATCAAAATGGCCGCCAGCTCGGCAGGGGCCGCGGCCACCGCGATGTTCTACGATCTGAAAGCGGATGCGGCCATGGGCATGGCGTCCGCGATCGACAGCGTGGTGGGGTTTGGCAATGCGACGGCCAACACCTTTGAAGGCGCTCTTTTGGCCGTGAA